AGTGGCCGAGCGCACGATGACGGTCAGGTCATCCTGGTCAAAGATCTTGAACGAGTAAGCAAAGACAGTGGTCGAGCCATTGCCGTTAAACTGTACCCTACTGGTGCTGCTGCTGACGGTCATCTCAGATCCTCTCAATGCGCGGTACACTTACCACGATTGCAGTTTCATTGCCAGTTTATCGGAAACCACCGCCAGTTTGAATAATATTTGACGGGCGCATCCAGAAAGTTTGATCATTCTCGTTTTCAACACGCCGCTCCATGCGACGCAGATAGCCAGGATTGATCGTTTCTTGCATCTGATACCACAGCAGGTAGTCGAGAGCCTGCTTGGTGTAGAACAGGTTGGCAAACGGAATGTTGCTCTTGATGAGCTTAATCGCGTCACCGCTGATGTCTTCATCGCCCCCGGTTACAACGCCACGCGCACGCTGCAACAGGTCGATCGTATCAGTGATCGTTGTAACCCCAGGACCGGCGATTGTTTCGAGCGTCCCGCCACCAAAGCGGTTGGTCTCTCCAAACAGAAAGTCGCCATAGATGCCAAGGCCACCGCCCTGCATCATTGCAGCAATCATCGTTTCAGGTGTTGCTGGTCTTGGGTCACGACCCTTCAAGAGTTCTTTGGCTTGCATAGACAGATAGCCCAGCGCAGTGGTGCCTACGATTACGTTGGCAAGCGCCTGCACGCTGCGACCACTGGTAAGGGCTTCACGCTTGCTCTTTGCTCCATAGCCGTAGACGTGGCGGCCAAGATTCCGCGAAAGCACCGTAATCCCGAAAGACTTAAACTGCGTCAGGGTCCGAATGGCTTCGCCGGCAAGTGTTCCAGGCCTGTAACCCCTACGCAAGATAGACCGTTCACGCGCACCAGGCGACGGGATGGCACTCTCTGTCTCAGTCATAATCATGGCAAACACAGATTCGCGCACCTGCTCGTCTGCTATTTCTCCAGGTATTATGTAATCCCGGCCATCTGGACCCTTCTTCACAGAGGTCCGAGCGATGTCCCACTCTTTGGCCTTAATGCTGTAGAGGCCCAGAATTCTTTGCAAATCCTGCGGCAATTCTGCAAACGACTTTGCGGCTTCACGCCCCATGTCGTTTGAAATCATCAGGGCAACACCGCGCTTGTTGGACTCGGTCCAAGGCTGCAGGAGATTAAGCTTAAAAAACAACTGCATAAGCTTTGACGTTGCACCCGGCACGTCGTCTTGCGCATCAAAGCGTGACATGAAATCGCCGAGCTGTCCTTCAATGCCAACGCCCATTCGGTCGGCAAGTTCGCGCTTTTCAGGTCCGCCCATTCCTTTGAACACGGCTGTAAACGCATCGCCCCAGGAATCAAGCAGGCTGCGTCCTTGGTACATGCGTGCGCTGGAGATAAACGCCAAATCAGATGCAGCAGAAACTACAGCGCCGCCAAGCTTTGACATTGTCTGCAGCGCTCTGAATCCGCTCATCCAACGCGCTATTGTGCTGCTAGAGCCAATGTTTACATCGCCGGTGACTTCATCCAAGGCTGCTTGCAGGTTTACAACACCGCTCCACCCCTCGCGGTTGATTGATGCCAGTTTCTTCGGGTCGTCCCTGTACTTCTCGCGCAGTCGATTGAGAACCCGATCAAGCATAGCTTGAGGGTTTGTTCCCAGCATTTCCATGATTGCTGACGATCGTGCCGATGATTGCAAGTCTTGAAGGTAGGCTTCTCGCAAGCTTCTTGAGCCAAAGGTCTGGTTATAGTCGTACCAGTCGTCAGCACTCTTGAAGGTAAACACACCGTGAGCGCTGCGCTTCTTCGCAAGATTAGCCGGACCTTTGAACATTGCGGAAATATCAGCCGGCATCTGATCGTTGATACGAACGCCACTGACGATCGCACTGTATGCGCTGTCCAAGAACTTTTCTATGCGATCAGGCCGAATGTCCATGCGATCATAGTCAAGCCGATCGCGGATGTAGTTCTTCCACTCGTCTCTGCCAGCTTTTGACAGAAGCGCAGGATTGTGGCTGCTGCCAACAACGCGCCCAGACTTGAGCTGAATGTAAGATCCAGCCCGGTTTTCACGCTGCAATGCAGCACGCTGATACTTGAACATAATCTCAGCAATGAGGACTGCGTCCTGAGATGCTTTGACTGCTCTTGTAGGCTGCGGCATGTTCAAGTCTGAAAGAACACGAGCAACCTCGCGTTCCATTTCAGATGACATGGTGTTAAATGCCTGCATTAGGCCGCTAGAGTTTAGGTCCGCGATGAAGCCACCAACGTAACTGCGCATAATCGCATTTGTTATAGCATCAACAGATCTGCCAGCTCCCTCAAATGGAGAGTTTACGCCGACAAGGATCGCCTCAACCCCTAGTGACGGATCATTGATGGCCTGGTCGGCCCTCTCCGTCATCTCCATTATTTTGTTCTCAACAATGATGTTGCGATACCTGTTGCGTTTTTCGATCTTACGGGCGAGATCTGCATCTCGCGCCATGAGAACTCCACGCTCAAAGAGTTGGCTCTCCAAGTCTTGAAGCTGTCCACGAGCAATGCGCACGCGCTTTTCTTCGTTTAGCCGCTCCAAAATGTCATTCAGCTCGTCATCATTAAGACGATCGGCGCTGATCTCTTTGATAATCCGAAAGCAGTCAGCCATCACGACCTCATCACGCAAACAGCCGCAGTTTGCACGGCTTCGATGTAAGTATCAGTACGCGCATCAATCGCTTCGATGTCGTCAAGGATTGCACGTTGCTCGGCTGTAAGGGTTCCGTCAACATCCATTTGCCTCAACACCTCTTGCTCACGCATGGTTGCTGCATCCCAGTCAAGTTCTTCAGGCACTTTGTCAGCCTGCATTGATGACTCAAAATCAGAGAGAGGATCGTTGTTCGGATTTTGCATTTGCCGTGCAAGAGCCGCTGCACGCAACCCCTCAGCCTGAATTCCGATAGTCTTTGCCGCGTCATCTAATGTGCGACCACGCGCCATTTCAGACGATAGCAAAGCAATCTCATCATCAGTTGCATCGCGATAGCCGATTGCCTCAAGTTCCGTGCGAATGTCTTTGCGCCTGCTGCTTTCGGCCTGCACATCACTTTCGGCCTCATGGTACTTGCGCCATTTATCTGCTTTTCGCTGGTCTTTTTTGCGAAAAACAAAAGTTCCGGCCTTCTCCTTTTGGATTGCCTCAACAAGAGCAGCCTTATTCGGGCTGGCAATAAACCCTTCCCGATAAGCCATTACCGCAACATCATCGATGCTTTTTGTAGCAGTTGCGCTAATCGCAGCAGTCGGAGAAACCTCTGCAGATTCTGGATCAAATGCCCCGCCGCGTTGCTGCACAAACTCAGATAGAGTTTGAGGACGAGGCACAGTGCGTGGCATCGTCAGCTCTACATTGACAGAGGCATCATTGACCATCATGCGGATGGCTTGTTCAAACGACTCGCGCCCGCCCATAAACCCGTAAGTTTCTTCCCTGAAACGCTGACGCGCAATGGCATCAGATGTCGGAATGTCTGCGGCCTTTGGCGCCCTACCTGCATCAGCCGGTTTTACAGGGCCGATCGGATCGCCAGAGATAACCTGCGTTTCTGGTCGCACTGCGTTGGAAATGTCATCATAGTCCAAGTCACGCCGCGTAAACATGCCGACGACAGTACCGATACCGCCGCCCAGAAACACGCCAGCCCCCACGTTGAATAGCGCGTCTCTCATTGTGTAGTCGAGCTGCTGAGCCTGAGACAATCCATAGTAAAGCGGCTCGGTCAGCAAGCTGCCAACACCACCCTCAATTGCACCTACGGCTGCGCGGCCACCGACTCGACCGAATTTTGCGACCATTGCGGCAGAACGTGCTGGCCCAACGACAGGTATGAACATGGTCGCGAGTTCAACTGGATCTGTCGCAGTCGCTGTCATGCTTGCGCCAAATCTCAAAAGCCCAGGGACTACGCCACGAGGACCGGCATCGACAATGGCATCGCGAATTTCCTGCTCGCGTTTGCCTTGAACAATTAACTCAGCCTCACGCGGAGACATGAGCCGGTCAGACTCAATGCCGTACTTTTCCTTGACAGCCTGAGGTTCAAGCAATTTGCCGGCATCAATTGCTTCCCTAAAGATTTCATCGCGCTGTGTTTGCCGCTGCTCAATGATGCTGTTGAGTTCTGAACTTAGCTGCTCAATCCTCACTTGGTCGGTTTCGTAGTTTAGGCTTTGCTCAAGCTCAAGCTGCTTGGCATAACGCGCACGCTCAGCTTGGCCAAAAGCCTCTCTTTGTTCCTCAGAAATGGCCGAGAAAGTTGCCGCGCCCATTTCAAACTGACGAGCCAACAGTCCGCCTGTTGCTCGTTCACTGGCAAGTTGCTGCAAGCCGGGACCGAGACCAACGCGCATTTGCTCTGCGCTTGTGGCGCGAACAAGTTGACTCTCAGTTTCTAACTTGCGGGTTCTCATGGCGCGATGGCCTTTTCTCGCGGGGTTTTCTGGTCTTCCTCGGCTCTTGCCGACGCATCCCTGAACAACAGTTGATATGGCTGACCATCGGCCTTGATTGCCGGCAGATATTGTCCGTCAAAGTCATAGTGAAGGATTAGACCATCACCAGTGCTGTTGTTCAACCATACACCCATAGAGGACAGCGAAGCAATGTTTAGCTCCAAGTCCACATATTCCGGGAATAACGGGTTGTCCAAGGGAGCGATGTTCGCCTCTCTCAACATAGCTTCAGACATCATTGTTTCGGCAACAATTTGAACATCGTTCGAGTTTGCGCCACGCGGAACAATGAACAATTGATTCGGTTGCCGCACCCAGTTTTCAACTGGCGGGAAAATGTCCGAAATCACACCTTTGGCAATGTTTGCGGCTGAATCCGAGCTGGTTCTTGCCCTGAAGAATGCAAGACGTTGCGCGACTTCACGCTCTGTATTTGCCATCTTAATCGCCTGAGAACCTCCGCCAGCCTCAAAAGCAGCAAAGTAATCTGCAAGCTGTGTGTTGAGTTCAGCCTCAATGTCATTCGGCATTGTACTGACACCAATGCCGGCTCGCAGATCTGCTGTTTCGATTCCAGAGATCTGAACGAGTTCGCGCTGAACAGTGGGGCTTGGCGTGTACATTGCCTGCACCAATTCTGGCGCAAGTCCGGCTTCTTCAAGTTCTTGAATGCCGATGTCCGAGTATTTGCCCAAGTTGCTCACAATCGTTTCGACTTGGCCCAGTGCAACCTCAAAGTTCTCTGGGTCGATTTGAGAAACGATTTGCGTTGCGTCCTTCTCGCCAAAAACTTTTCTCACAGGCTGGTTGTATCTTGCTGCAACTCTCTCAGCATCAAGGACGCGCTGCGAAAGTCCCGTTGCGCCAGGCTGCTCCTGTGAAAACTCCGCAGAAATAGCACCTGCAGAAACATCGACAGTGCCGACGTTTACCGCTCCAGTATTTCGCGCCCAAGATATTGGGTCTTTTGCGATAGTTTCTTCCATTCTTGTGGCATAATTCGACACAAAATCTCTTGTCGCACGTTCAAGGAACGTGTCTACGCCATCGGCACCTTCGCCTTTGATCCCGTTCGACTGAAGCGTATTGGACATGTTTCTGACATATGCCGGATCGGCCACAGCGTTTAGAGTGTTTGCGATGCCAGAAATGTACTGCATCGATTGAATTTTTTCAGAGACCTGCATTGCCTTTTCTGGAGCCAAGACAGAAGAAATCTCAGCAAACTGATTGGCCAAAGCTTCGATTGAGGATGGGTTTACAGGGTTGCCGCTAGAAAGATCAGAGATGTACGCATCTGCCTGATCGCCAGCTTGCGTTGCTGTTTGCTCCGCAATGCGCCGCTGCATCTCTTCTTCTTGTGTCTCAGCAAACATAAAATTCACAGTGCGATAAGACCCACTTAGAATTTCAGCCTGTTCCTCAGGGCGTAGATCCTGCATTGACCCATAGAGGTACAAACCACTTGAGTCCAAATTGCTAGGATCTTTAGTGGCCAAAGCCTTGCGAACGCCGTCTACAAAGTTAATTGGAGAATTGCTTTGTGACGCCAAATTTGTAGTGGCACGAGCCAATCCACGACGAACCGCTTCAGCCCTGGCTGCTTCGGCGCGAGTTGGATTGATGCCTCCGGCGGTTGCCCCGCGAGCTACAGCAACTGCAGCAGTTCGAGCCGCAAGGCTTGCAACTGTTACGTCCGTTGTTCCTGCAATGTCCTCTTCAAGCTGACGCATACTTTGGCTGAACGCAGCGGCAGCAGCAGCTTGAATTCGGCTGTCAATTTCATTGCGAAGTCTAAGTCTGTTCTGGGCCTCAAGCTGCCCAAAGCGTGCCTCAAACTGAGATCTGGCGTAAACGTCACCGCCAATATTGTCGAGAAGCCGCTCACGGACTTCTTGAGTGTCTCTGGTCCAGATCGGATCATCGCCATCAAGCGCTCGGGTATAGTCGGCTGATTTTGCAAGTTCGTCAGCACGCGTGCGCAATGCCTCATCTGCTCCAAGCAATGACTCGTTTAGGCGATTTTCGATCATCACCTTATATCTGGTCTCAACATATTTTTGAGCAGACTCTGCAAAGGCGCCGATCACCTCACCTTTCTGAAGTTCAGCGTTTACAAAGGTTTGAGCATTCATTCGGGCCTGGATTGAACGCCCTGGGGCTTCAGTGCTGACACGGCTTTGCGCTTCAAAAACTGGTATTTTCATTTCTTGAACAGCCCCGTTTCATATCCACGCGTTGCAGCAGCACCAAGGCTGCTGATAAGACTTGCGGTTCCTTGAGCGCGCAAACCAGCAGCTTGTGCGCCACCCTCCATTCGAGACAGTTGTGCATTTAGCCGAGCTTCTTCTTGAGCATCGGATATTTGCATGTTCACGATCTGCCTGTTAAACTCGGCTACATCCTGTTCATACTGGAATTCTCGTGCATTCTCACGAAGTATCTGCAACGGTGTGCCTTGAGACATATCAATGCCGGCATATCCAAAACCAGCCCGCACTTCGCCCTGAACGTCACGCTCAAAGGATCTCCTGCTGCGCTGGGCTTCGACCAAGAAGTTCTCGTTGAAGATCTTGCGCTGGCGTTCAAGCAGATCGATGTCGCGTTCAATGATTTTCGCATTGAATTCGGCGGCTTTTTTTGCCTCCGCTGCAGCAGCACTAGAAGCCTTCTTTTGAGAAATGCCGCCTAGAAGAGTGGCGCCGAGTGATATTAACGGAAACAGGGCCATCACTCACCTCATTTGTCAAAGGTGTTCATGCGCGGGAACAGCGCAAGAACCGTTAGTGGGAGCGGCTGAGTTTGCCGCGCATAGATGCGGTCATCGTCATCAAAGCCGCCTTCAAACTCAATGTCCTTGTCGCCAGTGAACAAAGGAACAGCCTGGTCCATAGCCATTGAACTATCGCGGAAGTAAATTCGATCAAGCTTGTCAGGACCACTGCCAACCTCGGCACCGACCGTTTCATGCAGTCGAACCGTGACAGCGTGCAGCCTCTTCGGTTTGCCTTGGCTCGTGCCATCCACAGACCCGGCCTCAATGCGCAAGGTCTCCATGCTGCTCGTGTAGCCATAACCGATCGCTGCAACCGTGCTGGGGAAGCTTAGAGCAACTGAGCCATTGGAGACAGTCTTATCAGGATGAGACGCACCATTGGCCAAGATGGACACCGTCTCTCCTGGCAGGTGATGCAGGCCAGATAGGGTCGATACTGCGGCGCCACTGTACGACAGGCCGCTGTCCACAAAGAAAGCACCAGTGGTCACGCCGCCAAAGTCAAACGGCTTCATCTGTTCAACATAGCGCTTCGTCACACCGCTGATCGTGCGCTTGACGACCATGTACAGCTCGTCCTCGCCGTCATCCCTGGGCAATACAGCCACGCTCTCAACAACGGCCTGGCCGCCATTAAACGCGCCGCCGATCACATGCTTGTGGAAAGCCACAACCTGTTCTTCGCGGCGGTAGGTCATTCCAACAAGCGTACCATCTGCGCGAACCATCCAGATAATGCTGTCAGGCTCTTGCTGGTAGGCGAACTGAGTTACGCCGCCTTCAGTGATATGCTCAGCCAGGATCGACATGTCGGGGGCCGTGTAGGCATCTGCGTTGAGATCACCGACATACTTCAGTTCTCTGATCTTCCTGTTGCCGCGCTGCAGAAACAGCGTCACATCTGCGACCTGAACTGGTTCAATGGACGACGTGCCATAGTTTGAGTATTTGCGGATCAAGGTCGTTGTCGGCGTGATCGGTCCAGAGCTGGTGGCCGTGACGACATATTCACCGCCAGCCGTTCCAACTGTCAAAACCCTGGTCGCAGAGATGTATCGGATTGCGTTCATCTGGCTTGACGCGATCGTGTAGATCAGTGCGTCATCAGCCGCCGAGCCGATCGTGAAGTTCAGGTAGTTCCCGTTTTTGGAGAACCACAGGGTCTGCGGGTTGTTGTTTGATCCACCAAACACCAAGCGCTGTTCAAAGAAAGCAACAACGCTGGGGCGATCGTTTGACCCACTCAGCGCAGGGCTGGGCGTACCTGTGATCGTGGCCGTGGTGAGCGTCCACGCTGCAGAACCTGTCCGGCCCAAAATCCGAATGT